TAAAACTCCTGATATGAGTGATGAGTCATTTGCGGGAAATGCTTCCGGTGTAGCTATTAAATATAAGACTATGCCAATGGAAAACGTGGTTTCTATCAAAGAGCGGAAGTTTAAAAAGGGACTTCAAAGACGTATCGAATTGATTTTCGTTATGTTAGGATTAAAGGGGTCCGCATTTGATTGGCGCTCTATTGATATTTCATTTACAAGAAATCTTCCTACAAATGAAACTGAGATTGCAAATGTAGTTAATACTCTTTCTAATGTAGTTTCTAAAGAAACTTTACTTGCTCAGATTCCTTTTGTTGAGAATGTAGATGATGAGATGGAAAGACTTGAGAAAGAAAAAGAAAGCAATCCTTTTTATGATGTTAGACTGGGTCTAAGAGGAGAAGAAGATGAAGGACCACAAGAAGATAAGACCGAGAAGTAAGTATCATAATAAAAAAAGTTATGATGCTTAGTTAGCTATTGTAAGGGAATTGCTAGAACAAGCTGAAGATGTTTAGGAAGAATTGGTCGAAGATTTTGAAAAAGCATTATATTAGCTTTATAAATTATGTGAAGAGCAATTTCCATTCTTCTATCATGTTGGAGTCCTCAATAAGAAAGAATATGAACGGTTATTAGCTTCATTGCAGGGGTATGGTAGAACTCAAATAAGCTAGGTCTTAGACAGAATTAAAACAGACATCTCATCCTTACAAGAACAAAAATTAATGGCGTGGTTGATTTTAGATTATGAAACAACTGCGCGGAAGACTGCAATGTCTCTAGGTCCTAAAGGGAAATGGACTATTCCTGTTGATAAACAAGCTAGAGTCTTGAAACCTTGGTGCTAGGATAAGAAGACATTCATAGATAGAATAAAGACAAATACCGAAGATATGGATTACAAACTTCGTGGTACTATTCTAAAAGGAATACGGTAGGGTTGGACTCTCGACCAAATGGCAGAACATTTAAAAAGAATAACAGGAATGGCTGCCTATAAAGCGAAGAGATTAATTCGAACGGAAACCATGGCGGTATATGCAAAGGCAACCAAGGATATTTATTTGTAGAATGGGGTTAAATATGTTTAGATTGTCGGTGATGCGGCCTGTGGCGGGATTTGTCTAGATTATGTAGGAGAATATATTGCTCTAGAATAGGCGGAGGTTGGAGACCTGCTTCCGCCTTACCATCCCAACTGTGCTTGTAGCTTTTGTGCTTATGAAGAATTTTAGTAAATTTTTGGACAACGACATGAAATCGAATTTTTATTATTTTCACTTTTCTATGAAAGAAAATATTTTTGATAGGAAAAGGAGAATAATAATGCAAATCAAAGATACAAAAGATGTGAAGTGGACCCCAGTGGTCGGATACGAAGATTTATATTTAGTTAGTACAAATGGTAAGGTGTATAGTATCAGAAGTCATAGGGTATTAGCACCTAGGAAGCATAATGCTGGATACTTAAGAGTAACATTATGTAAAAATGGGAAAAGAAAAGATGCTTATATTCATAGATTAATGTGTGAAGCATTTTTTGGAACTCCTAATGATGGAAGAAATTATGTAAATCATTTAGACGAAGACCCGGCTCATAACTAGATTACAAATTTGGAATGGACTACCAATAGTAATAATATTAAATATAGTTGGGAAAGGCATCGAGAAGAAAGAGCTAAATATTTTTAGGAAAACTCTTCCCTTAAAATAGGAGTAGTTGGAATAGATAAACAAACCAAAGAAGAAATTGGGCGTTGGGATAGTATGTCAAATGCAGCTAGAGATTTAGGGATACATGTCTCAGGTATAAGCTATTCCGCCTGCTCTAATGGGAGAAGAGCAGCACAAGGAATTATTTTTTATAAACTAGAAGATGAAGAAAAAGATGAGGGCAAACAAAAATAATGTTTGCTTCTTATTTTTGAAGAACAGTAAGTAAAGAGGGATAATTTTTTATAACTCTTATAATTTTTATTACAAGGGCGCATAAAAGCGAACTTTTTAAAGGAGAAATAGATATGGCGAACGAAAATACTAATACACCAGTAGAAACTGGGGTAGAGCAAACTCAAGAGCAAAGTGTAAAAACTTACACTCAAGATGAAGTTGATAAGCTGCTACAACAGGAAACTGATAGAAGAGTGACATCCGCGCTACAAAAGCAACAAAGAAAGTTTGAAGCTGAAAAGGCCGAGGCTGAAAAACTTAGAGATATGGATGAAGCTCAAAAGAAAGAGTATGAGTTCAATAAACGTGTAGCGGAACTCGAAAGAAAAGAAAAAGAGTTTGCACTGATGGAGAATAAAGTGAGTGCAACTAAAGTTCTTGGAGACCGAGGGCTGCCAATTCAATTTGTAGATTATATTGTAGCTGACGACGCGGAAACCATGATGACTAATATCAATAATTTTGAGAAAGCATGGAAAGCGGCGCTAGCTGATGCTGTGAATGCGAGATTGGCTCAACCTGCTCCTAAAGGGAGCGCCGCAACTCAAACAGGACTCACTAGAGAGCAGTTTAAGAAATTAAGTGTCTCACAGCAAGCGGAATTATATAAAACAAACCCAGAGTTATATAAGACTCTGACTGCGAGATAAGGAGATAACAAATTATGGCACATACAATTTATCAGAATTTTGTATTAGAGAACAAGCTAGAAGATTTGCTTGTTACTCACATTGATATGAACCAGTTTGCAACTCAAGATACTTCTTTAGTTGAAGAAGCTGGTATGACAAAGAAAATTAATCAGTACACATCTACAGGTAATGTTGAAGACCTGGCTATGGGTGCTGGTAATACTTAGGAAATCGAAGTTAGCTTCACACAGGTACCTTACACTGTTGGAGTAACTCAGGGTCGTTTTGCTTACTTTGATGAGCAGGAAATGACAGACCCTATGGTAGTTGATGCTGGTCTTTATGGTCTTGCAACCCGCATGACAAATGACCTTACTGCAAAGATTATTGCTGAACTTGATAAGGCTACATTAACTTATGATGCATCTGCAACAGGTCTTACATTTGATGCTATTGTTGATGCTATTGCTAAGTTCCCTCACGAAGATGCAGAAGATGGTCTGTTCCTTTTAATCAACAGAGCTGACCTTGCTGGACTTCGTAAGAACTTAAAGGACGAATTAAAGTACGTTGAAGCTTTCGCAAGAACTGGTTATATTGGTTCTGTTTGCGGAGTTCCTGTATATGTTTCTGATGCAGTTCCTGCAAAGAAAGCTTTCCTTGCTACAAAAGAAGCTGTTACAGTCTTCACAAAGAAAGGTTCTGAAACTGAACAAGAGAGAGATGCCAACATCAGAAAGAATACAGTTTATGCTCGTAAGGTAATGCTTGTTGCTCTTACAGATGCAACTCGTGTTGTAGAAATTGCTACAGCAAAATGATGAAATTTAATAAAGGAGTCAAGTAATGTTAGAAAAAATTAAGATTTTGCTTGGCCTCGCTGAAGAAGATGAGAGTAGAGATGATTTAATCAATACTCTCATCAGTCTATGTAAGGACTAGGCAGTAGATTTTTGTAATCTAGATGAATACTCTTCTAAGCTGGACTCCGCTGTAATAAGTATGGTTATTGAACGATACAATAAGATAGGGACTGAGGGTGTTTCCTCAGTCTCTACCAATGGCATAAATGAAAGCTATGTAGAAGATTACAGTAAACCTGTTAAAAATAAGCTGATTAAAAATAGAAAGGTGCGATTGGTGAAATGATATGGTAATGAGAGACAAACTAGTCCAAGTAATACAAGAGTATGAATCAGATAATTAGGGTGGACGCGTCTCTAAAGGTGAACCAATTCGCAAAGAAATAAAATGTCGGGCTTCTTTGAATACGAGTCCTGAGGTGGCGTCCGCATATGGGACTCATGGAGAACAAATTCTTCATGTCATTACATCTTAGGCTCTTGACAAAGAGGCCCGCTATTTTTTTGCAGAAACACCTTATACTGTAAGACATAGTTCCCCAAATTTTCGTTTTTATTACTCTATTTTAGTTGAAGTAAAGGAGTAAAACTATGTTTACTATTGATAAAGAAACAAACCAAATGACAATAGTAATGAAAGATACTGCATCTTTTGATATAGCGTTTGATAATTATTACTTAGTAGCTGGAGATAAAGTAACTTTTACTGTTGCCAAAGAAAAAGAGTCACAAGACCCTTTGATTCAAAAAGAATTAACTGAATTTAGCGGCGGCATCGCTAGAATCCAGTTAAGTGCAGAAGATACTGATTTACCAAAGGGTTCTTATTATTATGATATACAAGTAGACACAGGCGACGGCCGCATTGATACAGTCGTTGGTCCTGCGAAGTTTAAAGTTTTAGAGGGGGTTACATACTAATGGCAGAGAATATTTTAAATACATCAATGACTCCCCCAGAAACATTACATATTAGCACATTTTCTGAAAGTGCGGGAATTCAATTAATCCCAGGCCCTCAAGGGGAGAAGGGTTAGACTGGTGCTGATGGCAAGTCCGCTTATTAGATTGCTATTGAAAATGGATTTGAAGGAACAAAAGCACAATGGTTAGCTTCACTGAAAGGTGAGCAAGGTGAGGTTGGTCCTGCGGGTCCACAAGGTATGCAAGGTCCAATCGGTCCTGCGGGTCCTACAGGTCCAAAGGGTGCTGATGGAACTATGACTTTTGAAGATTTAACACCTGAGCAAAGAGCTACTTTAAAAGGTGATAAGGGAGATAAAGGTGATACTGGTCCTGCGGGTGCCACCGGTCCTCAGGGTCCTCAAGGTTAGACTGGCCCTAAGGGTGATAAAGGTGATATCGGAGAGACTGGACCTAAGGGTGATACAGGTGAAAAAGGTTAGAAAGGTGACACTGGTTAGACTGGAGCTACTGGCCCACAGGGTCCACAAGGACCTCAAGGTGAAACGGGCGCCGCATTTACCTATGAAGATTTTACAGCGGCACAACTTGAATCATTGCGCGGACCGCAGGGTGAACAAGGACCTAAGGGAGATAAAGGTGATAAGGGTGACACTGGAGATACTGGTCCCGCAGGCCCAAAGGGAGACAAAGGTGACACAGGAGAAACTGGTGCTACAGGTCCTCAAGGTTAGAATCCTTTTGTTTATGGGGACACCGCTCCAACTGATACCACAAAAATTTGGGTTACTGAAGATTCTGATGTTGAACAGATTGTTTATTCAGACCAAATTAGAAAGATTGTTGTAGTTACTGAATATCCAGAGGTGCAGGAGACAGATGTGCTTTATGTAAAGATTGGAGGTTAAATATGCAAATATCAGAACTTTCAACAGGTGGACATAAAGTTCAATCAATGAAATGGAATGGAGAAACATTATATCAACAAGGACTTCCTTTTGATACTTATATTTATTCGACTAATTCTAGTTTAAGCACTCCTTTTGATTTTTCTACTTATGATTTTTTAGATTTTTCTCATTTAAATCCTAAATTAGTAGTAGCTTCAGGAGATGTTGCTGCTACTTATGCTGAGAGAGTAAACGACTCAAACTATTCGGATAGATATATGAACTGGCCTAGAGAGTTACATCATCATTTCTATGGTTCATTAGGAAAAGATGGTAAACCGAATACTATGAGTAGTTATCTTCCTTATGTGAAAGTAACTTTACCTCCAGGGATAAAAATGAAAGTAACTTTTAGATTCCAGGCTTTTGGGAATTCTAATGCTAGCAGTGTCTATTGGAGATATTATTTATTTAATTCAGAGCATTTAGTAGTAAATGAAGGGATGAATAAATTAATTAAGTATGAAGGATATAATTCTTCTACTGCTGACTGTGCAACAGCACAATTTTCAGAAACAGGAAGTTTATATAAAGAATATTTAAATGCAGGTATTATTAATGCATACTCTTTTGGGAGTAGTATTTATCCTTCAGATTTAAATTCAATGATAATAGAGAACACTAGTGGTAATAATAAAGATTTTTATTTTTATTTTGGTTTTAGTGGAGAGTCAGGATTCGGAGCACAGGCTGTCGAAAAGGCTTTTGCAACAGGCGAAATACGTTTTGAACGGATGGTATAAAGAATATGAAAAAAATAAAGATTTATAATACAACCACTCAAGAGTGGCAAGATATTTCAGCTGGGCAGACAGGTCCTCGCGGTGCCCAGGGTGAAGCTGGTCCAAAGGGCGATTCGTTCACATATGAAGATTTTACTGCGGAACAGCTTGCAAGTTTAAAAGGACCTAAAGGTGATACAGGTTAGACAGGCGCAACTGGTGCTACAGGACCTCAGGGTCCTGCAGGCCCAACTGGACCACAAGGACCGGCTGGCGCAGATGGTAAAGGTATTTTATCTACTAACTTTAATGCAGATGATACCTTAACTTTAACTTTTACAGATAATACAACATTTACTACACCTTCATTGAAAGGTGCGACAGGAGCAACTGGACCCCAAGGTGAACAAGGCCCACAAGGGGAAACTGGTGCTACTGGGGCAACTGGAGCGACCGGACCACAAGGCTAGACTGGAGCGACTGGGCCAGCGGGTGCCGCAGGTTCTGATGGAGATGATGGTATTACTCCTATTGTTACTGTAACTTCAATTACAGGCGGTCACAATGTTGCTTTTGATTATGGAACAGGTGATAGTAGAAATACTAATTTTGATGTGATGGATGGTGAGGATGCTTCTGGCGGCGGCGGATTGCCTAGTATTATTGCTGGTACTGGGACTGCAAGTGAGATATTTAACTACGCGGAATCTGGTAATTCAAGCACTAGCCGCGCTAGTGGAAATTATTCTCATGCTGAAGGTTTTTGGGCATCTGCTACAGGAGATTATGCTCATGCTGAAGGCTATTAGTCATACGCTCGTGGACCACAATCTCACGCAGAAGGATATGAAACCGGTGCATGGGGAGATTCAGCTCACACTGAAGGATATTATACGACTACTTTTGCACAAGCGGCTCACGCTGAAGGATATTATACTAACGCAAGAAGCCAATACCAACATGTTCAAGGAAAGTATAATATAAATGATGATTCAAATGTTTATGCTCATATTGTTGGTAATGGTACTAGTAATGTTGCGCGTTCTAATGCTCATACTCTTGATTGGAACGGAAATGCTTGGTATGCAGGAAGTGTGAGTGCAGGTACTACAGCAACACCGGCCGCAGTTGTTAATGATAATGATTTAACTACAAAAGCTTATGTAGATAATGCAATTTCTCAAGGTGGCGGAGGTGGAAGTAGTTATACTGCTGGTACTGGTATTGACATTACTAATGGAGT